TGTTGCAGCGCGTGGTGCTGCGCAGCGACCTGGCGCCCGTGCCTGTGACCTTGGAGCTGGAGGTGCGGGAGTCGAACGAGACCACGGCCATGATTGCGCACGGCGCGGTGGTGGAGGTGGGCCCATCGCGCACGCCCATGAAGCTGGTGAAGGTGGAGCGGGTGCAGGGCTCGGGGCTGATTCAGGGCGAGCGGGAGCTGGCGACCATCAAGGCCGTGGGCCTGCTGGATGCGTGTGCACCGGTGGCCGGCATGTTGCAGCGCGCGGTGGTGCGTGAGGGCGCCAGTCTGGGAGAGATTTACCGGGCGTGCGGTGCCCGGGTGCGCATTGAAAGCGACTTCACGGTGCCGGTGTGGGCCTGCTGGGTGTTGCTGTATGACGGTGGGCGCGTGGCTTTCAGGCGACTGCGGGAGCTGGTTGCTCAGAAGGCTGCGTTGAGCCTGGTGGCGAGCCAGACGCAGGCGGTGGAGAGCGGGTTTTTGGAGCTGCACGGGGTGCCGTTTGCCTTCACGACGAACGCGGCCGGGGGCTTCATTGTGGGCCGCCGGGAGAGTGCACGGGGGGCTTACTACCGGCCCCGGGCCGACGCGCGGGTGGTGGAGAACCTTTCTCAGGCGCTGGTGCTGCGCCGCCGGTACCAGAACATTTTGACGCCAGACCTGAACGCGGGAGCCCGTTTTGATGTGGGTGGCGTGCCCATGGTGGCGATCACGGCGGCCCATGTGTTTGAGTCGGACGTGAACACCGGGGTGGTTGAGCAGTACAGCAAGTTCTGGCTGGGGGAGCTGGTGCAATGAACATGCTTCCAAGCTTGTGGCCGGGCGAGGTGGCCAGCTACGACGCGGAGAGCCGCACGTGCCGGGTGCGCATCCCGGGCATTACGGACGGGTCGGACACGTTGCCGGAGGCGGTGTTCAGCAACCCGCTGGGCGACCGGGCGGGCGAGACCGAGATCCGCATTTTGCCCGGCGATGCGGTGTGGCTCATGTTCGAAGGCGGGGATTCGCGGTTTCCGATCATCACGGGGTACAGGACGCCCCGGGCTGGAAACCCTGACGGCTGGCGCCGTTACGCGCATGCCAACATGGAACTGACGGCGGATGGCGTGCTGCGCCTGAATGCCACAACCCTTCAGATCAACGCTGCTGTGCAGATCGTCGGTACAGGAGTGACCCACAACGGGGTGAGCATTGGCGACTCGCATGTGCACCCTGGCATTGCCCCGGGACCGGCCACAACGGGTGGCCCCCAATAACGGAGAAACACCATGAAGAACTTGCTTTTTGACTTTGAAAAAATGGGCGACAAGGCCCGCGCGATCAAGGAGGTGGCGCGCACGTTTGGCCGCGCTGGCGCCAACGTGGTGTCCACGGAGGTGGCTCCCACCACGTCACGCCGCGCTGGCATCACGTTTCGCAACGTGTCGTTCACGTTCGCTGACGGGCAGGTGGTGCTGCTGCTGGTGAAGGCCACGGGCGATGTGTTCGAGGTGCGCATCAACGGCAAGGTGGTGCCCCTGAAAAATCAGGATGACCACGCCAAGGCGGTGGCCGAGATTGCGGCCCGCATGGACGTGGGGCGTGCCGCGTTTCAGAAGGCGCTGACCAAGGCCCGGGTACCGCTGCCACCGGCGCCGCGTGTGTCGCGCGCCACGCTGATCAAGGCGAAGGAAGAGCGCCGGGACGCGCTGGTGGAGGCGGTGGGCCTGGCGCGCAAGGAGCTGGAGGAATTGACGGCCGCATAGGCCCGCTGCGCATCAAGCTCAGTCGCTTCACCCCAAAAAGGCCCGCATGTTCGGGCCTTTCGTTTTGGAAAACGGCGCCTTTTGGGGGTGTGTGGGGGGCAAAGAATGCGGCACAAGCATTGGCAGTGAGCCCTTGCTGTGTGGTTCAACCTGCCAACCTTCTGGAGCTTTCGCATGAGCAAGAAACAAGCCGCCCAATACAACACCCAAGGCACCCGCGCTGTAGCCGAGTTCTTGGATGCTGTTGGTTCCGCAACCGATGCCGCTGGCGCCCATGGCGCTGGTGGTCAAGCCATCCTGGATCAGGTGAAAAACACCCCGGGCGTGACCGTCCCCCAGCACCTGAATGAGATGCTGGGCCGCGTGACCTCTGGCGATGAAGTCCGCATTCTGGACGCCATTGCCAACGGTGTGCGCATCTACGAACAAGAGCACGGCACGGCTCCAACCGCTGACGTGGTGGAAGCCGCACTGCAGCAGGGCAACTCAGCGATGCGCGGCATTGACGGCAGTGGCCGCTTGCTGGACTCGGTGGCGACCTCTGACAACCACGCCCAGGGCTCGCTGCAGGCGAACCGCGCCGTGGTGGCCACGCTGTCGGCCATTGCCGAGGCCATTCCGTTCGCGGCCTACCTGCCTGTGGACATTGCCTCGAACCAGGCCAAGCTGGCGATTTTGTCGCACGAATCGGGTTCGGCGTACGGTGATTACACGGTCGGCAAGATCATGGACGGCGTGAACGTGGGCGATGTTTTCGCCGCATCGAGCCGCTTCATCAAGATCGTGCACACGGGTGATGTGCCTTACACCGGCAAGTTCAGCGAGACCAACCTGACCGATGCGGATGCAGGCTACTGCAACCCGGCTGCCGATGGCGTGCCGGTGCTGCGTGGCCGCACCATCTTGTACGTGAACGGCAAAGTTGCCGCCATGGACTCGTTGAATGGCAGCGGTGCAAACAGCCCTCTGACGGGCTCGGTGGAGATTGCGGGCACCACCCACACCATCACCGGTACCGTGGCCCCGGCCACTGGCGTGGTGACCTTGACCGCCGTTGCCCCCGACTTCCCGGCGGGCACGCTGGTGACGGTGCAGGGCTTTGTGGACTATGAGCGTGCACCGGCCCTGATTCCCAGGGTGATCGTGCGCGCCAGCACCTACGACCTGTATGCCAACCCATGGCGCGTGATGACCGGCATCAGCATCGATGCCCAAGGCCAGTTCCGCAACGAATTGGGTCTGGATGCAAACAGCGAGGCCTTGATGGCGATCCGCGCTCAGATGAGCATGGAGCGCCACTACATGGCACTGCGCATGGCGCGCGATCTTGGTATCAACAACGCGGTGAACTTCGATTTTGACCACGCTTCGCAGAAGGTCGAGAAGGTCCGCGCGCAAATCTGGCAGGACTTCATGCCCGTGCTGCACGATGCCGACCAGAAGATGGCCAATGCCACGATGGACCACGGCATCACGCACCTGTACGTGTCGAGCTGGATTGCTGGCCAGTGGTCGGGTCTGCCTGATTCCATGTTTGTGCCGTCGGGCATTTCTGCCCGCCCCAGCATCTACCGCGTGGGCCGCTTGTTCAACAAGTACGAGGTGTACTACTCGCCCAAGCTGGTGCAGGAATCGTCTGACATGGCTTCGTCTTCCATCATTGGTGTGGGCCGCAGTTCGCAGGTGGCGCGCTGCCCGATTGTGCTGGGTGACGCTGTTTCGCCGACGTTCCTGGATCTGAACCTTCAGAGCGATCTGAACAAGCAGTCGGCCATGTACGCCCGCGACTTCACGGTGGTGAACCCGCACGAACCGTCGGCGCTGGGTTGCGCTCAGATCAACATCACCAACCTGAAGTGATGGGGGCGGCTGCTGTGAAAAAAAACAAAGCAGCCGCATCCCCGGCCAAAACCGGGGGTGCTGGCGCAGCCCAACAAACCCCCGTGGTGGAGGCACCAACGGTCGAAACCCTGGCGCCGGAGGTCAACCCTTTGGCGTCAGAGGTGGTCACGCCCGCGCCAGAGGTGCTGGCCGACGCGCCGGAGCCGGTGCAGTTTCCCCTGGTGGTGAAGCTGCGCAACCATGGCCGCACGTCGATCACGGAGCCCGCTACCGGGGCTTACGTGGGGGCGGGTGGGTCTGTGACTGTGACGGTGCACAGCGCCGAACAGCTGAGCCGCATGCGCCAGAACATTGAAACCATTTTGAGCCGGCCGGGAGCGCGTCAGTCGGTGACCGTATCAGGCCTGCCCGCAGCCAATTGAGGTATCAGCCATGAGCTCCCTACCATTTGTCCGCCAGCTGGGTGCCCAGCCTGGCGTGCAGTTGAACCCGCTACAGGATGCGACCGACGGGGCCGCGCCCGACAACGCCGATCAGGTGCTGGCCGCAGTTGCGCGCCTGACCCGTGGCCACATTGACCGGCCAATTCGGGTGCACCGGGGCAACCTGCTGGCCAAGACCGGCCCGGCCGTGTCGATCCGAGAAAACGCCCTCAACGAGGCCAAGATTCAGGTGCATGAGGCACTGAACAACGGCGCGGTGGAGGCGGTTTTGATGCGTCTGGTGCCCGCCGGGGCCGTCAAGCGCTACGTTTCTGTCGCCCTGGTGGCGTAACCCACAGGGAGTCAAACAATGACCACAGTTACCACCTCTACCACCGTGCCCACGACGGGCAGTTTCTGGGTGATGCACCACGAGTGCCACAACGACGGTATCAAGATCAAGATTCACGCGGAACGCACGCCCATTGGCGGCGTTGCCGTCGCCAACCGGGAGCTGACCGTTTCGGTGCTGGACAGTGCCGATGCGGTGCTGTACGAGATCACCGGTTCGCTGGACCCGCTGGCCAAGGACGACTACGGACAGAGCATTTACCTGCCCGACGTGGCTGCCAGCGTGACCGGCGGTGCGGTTGAAATCGGCGTGGTGGACCCCGAAGCCGAGGTGCCGACGGACAGCGATGCCTACGGTGACAGCACGTTCACCTCTGGGCTGCTGCAGTGCTTCACCGAGGGTGGCACCACGTACACGTCGGACGATTACACGCGCTGTGTGAACGCCTTGCGCAACACCAACATTCCCTACGGCTACCTGATCAGCGGCGGCACCCAGGTGCTGGACTTGCTGGGCAAGCTGGGGGCGCTGGGTATTGAGGCGAATGTGCCGGTGAAGATCGATCTGCCGGGCACCCTCACACCGGCGGCTGCCATTGCCATGGCGCAGTCGCTGAACTTTGACAGCCACCTGATCCACTTCTATTGGGCGCCGCTGGAAGCCAACGACCCCATGAACGGGGTGCGCGCGGTGTGGGGCACCGGGGGCTTGAATGCAGGCTATTCCTGCGCCCGCAACGCCCGCGTGAACGCCAAGGGCTTTGCGCCCAAGAACTTCCCGGTGGCAGGCAAGGAATGGCCGATCAACCGCACGGCCATCAAGCAGCTGTACGCGCCCAGCGAGCAGGAGCTGAGCGACCTGGCCAAGTCCCAGGTCAACCCCGTGCTGTTCCAGAACTACAACGGCGGTGGCCGCTATGTGTTCACCGACAGCCTGACTTCTGCCAGGGTTTCAAAAAGCTATATCAAGCTGATCAGTGTGGCGGAAATGAGCGCCACGCTGGACAACATTGTGAGCATGTACGCCAGCGAGCTGGTGCAGTTGCCCATGGCGACGTTCCGCCGCCGCATGGAAGCGTTTTTGGAAGATTTGCTGACCGGCGCCGAGGCCAGCGGCTGGCTTGTGCCCGCCAAGAACCTGCCTGGCAACGCCGCGTTTGCCTACACGGTGCGCCCCAGCGAGGTGCGACCGGCCGACCTGGTGCTGATCGACTACCAAGTGAGCTACGACGGTGTTGCGCGCCAAGTGATCGTGCAGCAGACCCTGACCCGCTGACCTCCAACCTACCCGCTACCCGGCTACCCATCATCCAACAGGAGAAAACACCATGTACACGCACCCGGCCGCAAAACAACTGAAAGCCATGGGGGCCTTTGATGCCCCCCCAAAATCCGCCCCTGTTTTGGACAGCGCGGGACACCCCGGCTTGCCCAAGTCCATTCTGGACGCGGCCATGGCCGCCAGCGGCGACAGCGAGCTGGGCACCATCCGCACAGAGGCGATCAACGCCCTGATGCAGTGGTGCGAGACCGAGCCCGGCGACCTGGACAACGGCGAGAACATGGCCGACCGCCTGTTTGCGCTGGCCGTGGGCATCGCCGACGACAACAAGGACGGCGAGATCAGCGAGGACGAAGCCGCTGTGATCGAGATTGCCCTGACGGCCATGTTCGACTACCTGGAAAGCAAGGGCGTGACCACCGAAGACGCGAGCGCGCTGCTGAACGATGGCGACAACGACGCGGCCGAGCGGGTGTGCGAGTTGCTGCGCGCGGCACTGCCTGAAGGCGAGGACGCTTCCATGGACGAAGTGGACGCCTTTGCCTTCGATGCCGAAGCGCAGGAGCCC